CTACAATAAAACCTACTTCATATACATCTTCTGTAAATTCAAAAGTATAAGTGCCACTTGTAATTCCTAATGAATTACCTGTCGTTCCATAACTATCGTTTTCGAATGTATAAATATATGCAGCTTCATTACCACCACTAATAGTTAAACCTGTTTGATAAGTGCTATCACTAAAATCTTCATTGACTGTTTGTTCTACAGCTATAGCAATAGGCATAGGATAAATAAGTAAACCTACTACTAATAGGCGTAGTGCCGTGTTTAAACTTTTGAGCATACCCTACTTTCTAGTAGGAACGCTATTAAAAACCTCGTTAACTTCTTCTAAAGTAATTTTTCCATCGTCTATAAATTTTCTTGCTAACATCTCTACGACGTGAGCTACCCCCATTATTCCAGCAAGCAACGCTGATTGATAAACATCTATTCCAACTAAGGAGCCAGCTCCTAATATTGAAAGTCCTTGAGCGACAAACACAGCAATTATTCTTTTACCTATGTTTAAATACAAGGACATACCTTTTAATACTTTTTCTGACATTAGCTCAGCCCTATAGGACAATTTGAGCAAACACCGGTGCATAATCCACAAATCATTTATATAACCTCCATAAATAGAAATAGTCGGGTAAAATCCCGACCATCTCTATCTATTATAACCGATTATATCTTGACTATCCTTTAGGAATCTTAGACATAAATGGGAATGGTGCGTCTTCCAACGCATTTTGAATTGCAGAAACAAGTGCTGACGCTGCTGCAACTGATGCAGCCATCAGAACATCTGCTTCAAACATTCCTGCTTGATTAGCCATCATCACAGCAACAAAAGTTTGTGCTGCAGTTCTAGCTGCTCTTATTAAACTGGTTCTCCAGTAATCCGGCATTTAATACCTCCTAAGTATTTTCTTAACTCCTCCGCCGCTAGCACCAGTTCTTGGTGATAATGGCAGTAGAAATCTCCCACCTTCGCGATGGTCATAGTCAACATAATTGACTGTAACCTCTTCACCCGATTCAATTGCATCTGCAATTCCCGGATAAACTTTTTTATACGCCACAACTGACGCTCCCACAAACCCATCTTTTTTAGTTATGTTTTCATTCTGACTTGAGCCTAAAATGAGACAGCCCATGGTCGACTCATCGGTGTTCCCGGTATGCCATAATATCCACTCGAAATTAGGGACATTATTTACATAAATCATCCCACGGTGCCAAGCCCCATATTTGGAGCTATAACGTGAATGAAAACCACCTTCGGTTCTTAAGGTAAGTTTATACTCACCTTCCGGTATTCGTGTTTCACCTCTCACTTTGTCAGCTCTAAATTCGTCTTCTATGGTGTAGCATAAAAATTTACGCTCACCATCAGTTATATCAAAAAGAATTCCATTTGTAGAATCTTCTTGAGAACTTATTCTTAATACTTCTAACTTCATTATTCCTCAACTATTCCAAAAGTAGCATACCAAGTTTGTGGTCCCACCATACCATCTTGAACTAAGCCACTCTTTTTTTGTATTTCCATACTTCTCTTACTACTCTTCCTACCGTAAACCCCATCTACTGTTAAGCCACCTGCAGCATCTTGCCATTGTTCTACATCTGCTCCACTCATAAATGGTGCTTCTAGATAAAAAACTTTACCCTGCCATTTTGGTGCTTGCCTCTTGGCTTTTCTATACGCCTTACCTTTAATCAAAGTAAAGAATTGCTCCCAAGGAAAGTTCATTCCCGGAACAGTTTCTCTTGTTGGGTCAAGCTCAGCTGGTGAAATAAATCCACTCTTGCCAGCAAGCCAATCTTCTCTAGTAAGTCTTCTAGGGGTAATATTGTAAAGCTCTACTTTTTCTGCACACCATTTAGCTGCCATAGCTATAAGAGCATCTTCGTATTCTTTATCTGTTCCCCAATCAGAAGCAAAATAACCTAACTCAAGTCCTAAAGAGTTAGAGTTACTTCCTCTAATGTGAAATGCTGTGTAATCATCGGGCAGTAAGTTGATAATTTGTTTATCATCTGCAACTACGTGAGCTGAGGCTGGTGTGTCGGTTTTAGCAAAATACTTTGCTATACCTAATGCTTCCTTACCACCTTCGGCAGTATGAACTACGATACCCTGTATATCACGGCTTCTTCTTGGATAATAGTAGCCCTTTTTACTATTCTCTCTTAAAGTAGCATTAGGATTTTCATTCTCTAAGAGATAAAATCCCATAACGTTCCTTCTATTAAGTGTTACTCAGAGTATTATAACTATCTTATACTTTTCTTACAAGACTAGTATAGTATTATTTCCATACCTTTTTTTCACACTTATACAAGTTATGCAGTCCGTTTTCATCAACACAGAATGTTAAGATACCGGGTTTGGTTCTTTTCCCGTGGGTATTCTCTATCCATTTAGAACCACCATCTAATGCTGGAGCACCAATAATAATCTTTGGGTCTTCAATCATTGTAAAGTGATGGTAGTGACCATATACTAAAATGTCTGCGAATCCAATATTGTAGTCACCATACATTTGGTTTTTATGCCAACTTTGTGCTTTTGCTACAGCTAAGGCACCTCCACCCGAACGAAATTGGTGACCGTGAGCTAGCCCTATGATTTTACCTTTGGTCTCATAGGTCAAGACAATGTCATCATCTCTATGGTTTGGATAGATGCATTCGACATTTGGAAAAGCTTTAGGATTACTCTTAAAGAATTCATCAAGCATAAAAGCTATATGCAAATCTTTATTGTCCATAAAACTAGTAAACGCTTTGCCTGCATTTCTAAATTCACCGTGGTTACCGGGAACTGATAAAATTTTGACATTAGGTCCTAGCTTTGCAAACTCTACAACTGCTGTCTTCATAAGAGCATAAGCTGCTTGGATTTGCTCAGTATTAGAGAGCTCGACTGAGAATTCTTGCATTTCGTAGAATCCACTGCACCCCTCGACGATATCACCGAGGCATAGGAACAATACTTCATCAAATTTGTATCCTGCCTTAGTCAAGGTGTTATATCTCCAAAGTGCTTCTTGTATTCCTACAGTAACTCTTTCTACTAATCCTTCAAGACCTTTTCCCTCCGACTTACCGGTTTGCCAATCTGCAAAAACCACTACGAACGTATTATCGCCTACTGGTGGTTTCCAATTCTTTTTAGGTTTAAATCTTCCTGCATCTGCAATGATTTTTTTATGAAAAGCTGCATCATAAGAAGTTCGACGTTTTTTTATGGTTACATTGTAGTGAACCATCTTGTCTCCACTGACACCAGTCCAAGTTCTATACTTCATTGTGTCAGCGTCTATATAGAAGTGCTTAGGGTCAAATCCCTCTTGTAAAAGAAACGGGTCCCAGTCTTTGACACCTTTCCCATCAAATACAATAGAATCAGTAACTAATGTTCCTTCTTTTTTTGATTCATCCCAAGTAGCACCGGGAGTCCATCCCGTTCTATCTTTAGCAACTATTGCAGCTTGTTTTACCTTTTCAGTTTTTACAGCCTCTAAAAACTTATTGGTTATACCTTTATCCTTGGACGTAGCCATGCTTAACTCTGTATCTACGCACGGCTGACTCACTTAAGACTATTTCGAAATGGTCTGCTAGAGCCTTTTGGATAACGCGATTAGAGAATTCTAAATCAGCGCATACTGTTTCTATGTTCTCAGCTTCTTTTTCAAGACCTTTAGATACTAAAATTGCAATAGCTTTTTCTAGTTTTAGTTTTCTTTCCCCAAAGTCCATCTTTTTGCGTTCTGCAAGTGCAGTTTCTATGAAACTATTCTTCTTCTTGGTTTCCATCTGTTTCTCCCATTGTATCTGTAACTGCTACGCTGCCCTGTTCCGGAGTTAGCATACCCTTAAGGGTTTGAATTACAACATCTCGCTCTGAGATTTCTACTGTATGCTTTGCAATCTTGATTGCCATATCGTCAATCATTTTACGAAGCTTATCGTTTTCGCCTGCAAGATTGTTATATGCGTTGACAACTTCCTCTGCAGAAATTTGCGGCTGCACATTCTCTTGTGACTTTACTTCATCAGTCATAATTACCTCTATATATTATTTATTACTACGTTCATTATAACATACGCATACGACAGTTATGTGTATTTACACATAAAAATATTCGAGATTAGGAGTTTTCTACGTCTTCTTCTTGTTTCTTGTTGTAATTAGTGCCGCTATCTGTAGCATATTCTGCACTAGGTGTATCAACAATAGACATAGGTGCCCTATTTGTAACCTTACTTTTATTAAGTAATTCCCATTCTAAATCGTAATTATTTACCATACTTACATTATAGACTGTAAAATATGCACTCTCCGGGACACTCTTCTGCTGCTTCTTTTACTAGCTCTTCTTTGCCAATAGGAACTACTGCTAAGCCCTCAGCACCTTGTGGATTGCCATCTATTGCAGAGTAAACCTTAGGGTAAGGAGTGTGTTCTTGGACATAAGCTAGTCCATCGTTCTTCATTGTAAATACTTCGGGAGCTATTTCTGCACATAAACCATCACCAGTGCATAAATCTTGGTCAATCCAAACTTTCATATTTATAGTTTACCAGTTTGTTTCTTCCTGTTTTTTCTTGTTAAATCTCTATATCCACCAGTCATCTTACTTCTTAAAGTAAAAGACTCAATATTATTCTCTCTATGATGTTCATCTGTAAACTCTTCAACAATGAGATTATGATTACTTCTTCTGAAAGGTATAACGTGTAAGAATGGATATCCTCTTTCAAGTATCCTGTCTCCCTCGGAATGCCAAATACTTGGAAAGTTTACTTGATGAAAACTATCAGTTTCTACAATACCGGGAAACAATGTGTAGTTATCTTGTGGATGCATCAAAGGTTTCATAAATAACATTGACCAACCCGGTGGTGTGTGAAAGAACCAAGGACTTGTAAACTTTACTGCTCTTCTATAATCATTTCTTTTAAATGGATATGTTGAGAATTGTGCTTCATCGTGAAATTCTATAACGCTTCCTAAACCTTCATTGTTTCCATTAGTCTCAAAGTGAAACTCTTGACCATATCTTTGAACCATTATGTCTGACCACAAAGGTATTATGTATCCCTCAGAAAAGTAATCTACAACTGCTGGACATTTCTTTAGTGTATGTGAAGACCACTTTTTAAGTATCTCACCCATAACTGGAAATGGCTTTTGGTCTGCTCTTGGTAAATCCATCTTTAATGCTTGAAACCATTCCGGTATCATTTGTGCTGCTGGAACTGGTGGTGCAAGTTCTACTAGTGCTGGGTTTGGTGTAGCAAACCTTATATTGTTACCTTGAATCCACTTCATTGTTTTTCTCCATTTATTATTCTTTGACCAGTATGCCACCAATGTTCCGGTTCTACATAATGGTTAAACATCATACCTACAACATTATTTTCCGGGTCCGGAAAGTCATCTCTCCAATGTAATTGGTCTTCCCCGTAAAACAGTAACGCTTGATTTGGTTTCAAGAAGTATTCTTTATCTTCTACCCATATAGCCCAAGGTGTATCGTAGTATAAGCAAACATCTAGGGTGTAAGTGCAAGCATTGTTATCTTTGTGTTTAGGTAAGTTAGCTTTCTCTGTTTCGTATTGTGCAAACATAATGTAACTTATATCTAGTTCTTCTGTTTTAAAAAGTTCTTTAGCTTTAGGTAATATACGCATACCATAAGGCATTAACCAAGAACCATCTTTAGAATCATCTTCAGTTGTTATTCCCCATCTACCGAATTCATCATTCCAAATAGCATCCTTATATCTTCTTTTGCAAGTTTTTACTAACCTATCAAAAAGAGGTTGAGGAAAAAGATTATCAATAATTAGAACTTCAGCCATTTTTTCTTTGGCATTAATTTCTTAGGTCTTCTTTCTAGTGCATCGGGATAGAGCATATTCGTATCTCTTCTATTCACAGAAGACTGACTAATCTGATTCCAAGCTTTACTAAAAGTTTCGTTCCACTCTACATATTCTATCTTTACTGGTTTACTGAACAGCAAGTTAAACATTACAGTATCGTGATTTAGATTAAGTTCTAAGTTATCCATATCTTCCCATTGGAATGCCCAAGATAATCCACGAGACCATCCATAGATAGGCATAAAGCCGGGAATAGTAGATATAGGTAAATTTTGTCCTGCATTTCTATCTGATGGTATTACATCCATCCAAACTTCTTCATCATCAGTAAATAACATAACTGGCATAGATATTTGCATAACTGGCTTATCGGGATATCCCCAAGCCTCTTTCTCTTCCATAATTAAGTCATTGAATGGACCGTGATGCTTTACTGCACCGTGATAATTAGCTTGATAGTTAAAACCAGCAAATCTATCTACTTCATCACTAAATTTATTTTTACTTAGCTTTACCTTTACATAAGACCAAGGAAAGTAAACTTCAAACATTCTGTTACGCATAAACTGTGTTGATACGCAACCATTGGGTGCTTTAATAAACTTCTGTGGATTCCTAAAGTTAATCGGTGGGTGATAACTTTGTGGGTCTTGATTCTCTAACTGACCCCATTGTTGATTAGGTCTAGGTAATGTAAAAGCAACTGTAGGCATACTCTTACGCTGTGAACTTAACTTTTCTGACCAAGTATCTGTTAATCTTGGTATTTTGAATCCTTTAGGCACTGGACATTTACTCATCTATAATCCCATCTTCTTTCCATTTTTTCTTATTCTGTTGTGTTTGCCAACGATACCAACCATTTTGTCTAGTTCTCTCAGCAGCTCTAGTCTTATCATAGTAGGATTTCTCATCTTCGTCCATAACCCTAGATTCATAAGAATCTAAGTCAAAACCACTTCTTTTGTATGGAATTACTTGAACTAACGGCATTCCTTGTCTGAATGTTCTTTTGCCAGTTCCGTGATATAAGAAAGGTATATTCATTTGGTGATAACTATCAGTTTCAACAACACTAGGCATAATTTCTATTTCCCAGTTTCTGTGATACCAAGGAGACATAATCATAACTGACCAACCCGGTGGTGTTATTATGTCCCAAGGATTTGAGAACTTCATTGCTGTATTCCAAGAACCATCATTGATAGGCATAGAACCTATTGAGTGAGGACTATGATATGTTATGGTATCTTCGAATGCGTGTTTATTATACCAATCAAATCCACTTTCTTCCGTAAAGTTGATTGTTAGGTCCAGCCACAAGGGAATAATATATCCACTAAACATAATGTCTTTAACTGTAGGACATTTTTTTAATGAATTGTCTTTATATGGAACTCCGTTCCAAGTTGCATCTTTCCAAACTCCGTGGTCTCCATCTCTAAGCTCTGTCCACTCTCTTTGCAATTGTTTATACCAAGAAGGCATAAAATCTTTTGCTGGCTTAGGTGGAGCTAAATCAACGTAATGTGAATGCCCCGGATTTGCT